CACCACGCCCCCCAGAAATGCACTGATGGGCTGCCAGTATTTCCACACAACCAGCGCCACACCAGCCAGCGCAGCCACAACCAGCCCTATCGGACTGAGCAGCGCACCCAGCATGCCGGAAATACCAAACAGCGCGCCGCGAAGTAATGCCAGCGGACCAGAAACAAGAAAACGCAATACGCCACCGGTAGCTGTCAGCCCACCCCGCAACGCCGCCAGCGGGTTCATCACCATACCGATAATATTACGGATGCCTGACATACCGGCACGGAACACGGCAAGCGGCGCACCTGCCACCGTTTTCAGTGCATTACCCGCTATTCCGGCTGAGCGACGCAGGGAATTAAGCGGGGCACTCAGTAACCCTACACTGCCACCGGATGACGCCATACCCCGACGCAACAGGGAAAGTGGCGCACCTGCCAGCCATGACAGGGCACCGCCAGTACGTGTTACCGCTGCAGCAACGGAAGGTAATGTTTTTACACCCAGCACAGACAGGCCAAACCGAATCACCGCAATCGGCCCCAGCACAGCAGCAACTGCCACGGCAAGTGTACCCAGCCCGACAGTGACAGCCGCCGTAGCCGCCGCCACTTTCATCAGCGTGCCAGCCAGCACGGGATTCTGCTCCACCCAGCGACGCAGCGCCCCGGTCACGCCCTTAACCATGCCCATAATATCCATCAGCGGCTGGCGCAACGTTTCCCCCAGACTGCTGAAAGCGTTCTGCGCGCCAGTCTTAACCAGCAACCACTGCGCAGACAATGAATCCTTGTTAATGTCGGATTCTTTCTGCATGGAGCCATTAGCACCACTGCCTGATGTGAGTTTCAGCTGACGCTGCAGCTCCGGCAGGTTGTTAGCCAGCTTTGCCGCATCATCGCCAAACTCTTTACCAAAAATCATTGTCATGGCTGACAGGCGTTTATCCTGCGGCAGATTGTTGACCTTCTCCAGAACCCGCTGAATGGTGCCCATGGCATCGGTGGTCATCTGCTTTTCAATCTCCGCAGGATTGAGTTTCAGCAGGTTCATACCTTCAAAGAAGCGCTTACTTTGCATGGTGGCAATGGACAGTTCACGCACCATGGCATTAGAGGCACTGGCGGCAATTTCCGGGGCAGCCCCAAGAGAAAGGAATGTTGAACCCAGCGCAGCAGCCTTTCGGAAGTCAAGGCGGTCAGCCACGCCCCCCATACGCTGCAGGACGTTAATAATGTCCCCACCCTTTGACATGGCGTTATCGTCCAGGTAGTTCAGCGCATCGCCCAGTTGTTCAATATTACGCGTCGGCACTTTATAGAGCTGCGCGATTTTCCCCAGCCCTTCCGCCAGCTCATCGGCGGGCAACTCAAAGGCCGTTGCTGCTTTTGCCGCCGTGGATGCAAAGGCCAGCAGGTCACGTTTCTGGTCTTCGTAAGGATCGTCCTGGCTGGTCACGCCCATGCGCGCGCCGCCTTCAACCAGCGCGGCATAGTCTATAGCACCATTCTCCATCGGCAGCTGCTCACTGGCAGCCTTAATGGCATCCTGCATGTCATAAAACTGTTTTGTACGGTTGCCGTTATCGTCACGAAGCCCGTTTACCTGCTTTGCCACGCCTTTCATGGCATCTTCCATACTGGCATAGCTCTTAACTGCAGCCATAACCGGCGCGCCCATTGCCAGCCCCGCTGTCGTGGTGGTGGCCCCGGCTCCTGCAATGCGATCCCTTACCTCAAGACTCCTGGAGTATGCCGCACGGGCGGCGTGCATTTTTCGCTGTTGCTCCCCGACACGTCGTAACCTTGCTTCCTGTTCAGAAAGCTGCCTGTTATAACGCATTGTTTCACGGGTAATGCGGGCCGTCGCGCTGGCACCATCACTGGCTGAAATACCGGCACGATAAAGCTCTGCACGCACAAGTGCAGTCTGCTGCTGCAGCTTTTTCTGCCGTTCTTCCAGACGCTGAACAGCCAGCTGTTGACGGCCCAGAGCAACAACCTGCCGTTGAGAAGGCGGCCCCATCGCACCCAGCTCATGACTGAGTAAATTTGCACGCTGGCGGGCATAGTTCAGCCGGTCGCCCAGTTTCTGATTTTCTGCCTGTAGCTTTCGGAAGCTGTCCAGACTGCTCCCGGCCTGATCAAGCTGCTTTATTGCATCGCGGGATTTTTTGACAGCAGCAGCCAGCTCTTTTGAGTTGGCCTGCGCGGATCGAAATGGGCGGGTGAGCTTGTCAACCGCATTCAGAATCACCTGCAGACGCAGGCTATTGTCACTCATCGCTGGCCCCGCTTCTCTGAATCGCTTTGTGCCGCCACTCCAGCACCTCAGTCAGCGGCATAACGTCAGTGATGGACGGCGACCAGTGAAAAATGGTGGCGATATCCGCCACCAGGTCATCAATCGTCAGGCTGTCGGTAAACCGGCAAGCACCGACTTCTTCAACAAAAAAGTCACCACCTCGACCGACAGCGCGGTGAGATCGGCGGGGTCCAGTTCAGCCATTTCCTGTGCGGTCAGCGTCGGGGTGGAAATACGCGGGATCACTGTCATCATGGCCCCCACGTCCATATCCATAATGGCCTGCAGGCGGGTGCCGCGCAGCGCGCCGGACTGCGGCTTACGCAGCACAATTTCGGTGATTTGGGTTTTACCGCGCATGATGGGCGTATCCAGTTGTACGGTTTTTTCAGTCAGCTTGTCGTTCATGTTCGTTTCCTGTTAATCAGATACTGGCGCGGATCACCGCGCCGTTAAGTTAAATCAGAGGCCAAGGGCGTTACGGTGCGCTTCCATCAGGTCCACGCCGTCAACGATTTCAATCATGTTGACCACATCAACCTCATAGAGCACCTCGCCGTTAATGGTCAGCTTCGCGTAACTGTTGGTGCTGCTGACTTTGGTGGCGCTACTTTCTCCGGTTTTCCACTCGCCGGAATCCACCTCTTTATGACGCCCTCGCACAACCAGCTCAACGGCCTGCACTTCGCCGGTATCGTCACGCTGAATAGAGCCGGTAAAACGCAACTGGATACCGTCCACCGTGGCAGCTCCCATCTGTTTGAATAACAGCAGTTCGGTGCCGCCGATTGAAAATTCCGTGTCCAGTGCGCCATCATCCAGCCCCATATCCACATCCACCGCGCCCGGCATACCGCCGCCGCGATACTTCTCAAACTTGCGGGTGAATTTCGGCAGGGTCAGGGACTCAACGATCCCCTGCCAGTTGTTCCCGTCGTTGAACAGGTTCAGATGTTTTAACTTGCGTGGTAATGCCATGTATCCCCCTTATGCACTGACACGGCTGGCAAAATCGACCAGGTAGCGATCGGTGATGCGCTGGCGCAGCATCAGATTTTCAAGCGGCGGCACTGGTGTGTAGTCGTAGTCGATGGTTAGTTTCCCGGCTTTCAGGGAGTCTTTATCGTTCACTGACTCATCCAGCCAGCAGTCTGCCCCGATGAGGTATCCCTGATTCACCAGGCTGCGTAATTTGGCGCGGATACCTTCGATAATGTCGCGGGCCAGTGACGGATTCAGTGGCTTATCCACCGCCCACATATGCCCCTCTGCAATCGTGTCAGCCAGCACCTGCGCCGTGCGGGTGTAGTTCTCAAACGCAAACAATGGATCGTCACTGAGGCAGCGGGAACCCCAGAAGCGGAACCCGTCTTTACAGATCAGCGTGGTGACGTCGTTCTGGTTCAGCAGTCCCGCATCCGTTGCCGGGTCCTGCAGATCCCAGAACACATCAGCGGAAATACCGGTGACGCCATTCACACCGACGTTGGACAGGGTTTTGTGCCATCCGGTCTGTTCGTCGATTTTGGCGCGCAGACCGAGCGCACGTGCGGAGGCGTAAGCCGTCGCATCGGCTTTCAGAACGGTGTCAAAGTTGATGAAATCAGGCCAGATCAGCATCCCCTCTCGCTGGCTGAAATTGTCCCGGTAAGCGATGGCTTCTTCCACCGTCTTGCAGCCATAGGCGGACAGGTAGGCAAACCCGCGCAGGCTCTGCGCCACACTCATCAGCTCAGTGGCAACCGCCTGCGTGTCGTGCCCAGGCACACCGAGAATGCGCGGCTTAACTTTCAGTTGCGACTGCGCAGAAAGCAGCGCTTTCATCCCCGTTTTTTTACCGTCGGACGTGACGCCACCGATAATATTGGAGGTGGTTTCCGCTTCGGTTTCGCCCTGCGCCACGCGCACAACAACCGTCACGGGTTTTGACTGGTCGGCAATCGCATCCAGCGAACGGGCCAGCGTGCCGGACTCGCCTGCTTTACCGCTGGCCTCCAGCACATCCGTCAGCAGAACCGGCTTATTGAGAGGGAATACGGACGCATCAGCATCATCGCCGGTGCAGACCATGCCCACGATAGCGGTGCTCACCGTGGTGATAGATCGGGTGCCCTCGTTGACTTCGACAACGCGCACCCCGTGGTGGTAATCCTGAGCCATAGCGGCGAACCTCCTGATTGGAATAGGCTTCGCCCTATGTTGTATTGATTACGTCACGCAGACAGCTGTGCAGCGTTGTCCTGTTAATCACACAATGTCGCAGGATATTTGCGGTATAACGTCGAGATCCCCACATCAAAAATTAAAGCAACCCGCTGCCGTGTTTCACCTGCAGCAAGTAACCTGCCAGCCTGTGCCCATTGCTCTGGCGTCAGTTTTGGTCTTCGCCCTCCAATCCTGCCTTTAGCTCTTGCAGCTTCCAGTCCCGCACGGGTTCGTTCCACTATCAGCTCGCGTTCCATCTCCGCCAGTGCCCCCATAACGTGAAAGAAAAACCGCCCCATTGGCGTACTGGTGTCTATGCTGTCAGTCAGACTACGGAAATTAACTCCGCGCTGCCGGAGTTCTTCTATCAGGGTAACAAGGTGTCGCATGCTTCTTCCCAGCCTGTCGAGCTTCCATACAACCAGCGTGTCTCCCTCTGATAACGTCCTGAGCAACCTTTTTAGCCCTGGTCTGTCTGCTGTTTTTCCGCTCATTTTGTCTTCGAAAATTAGCTCACATCCTGAGCGTTCCAGTGCATCACGTTGCAAAGCAGTGTTCTGGTCATTTGTTGACACCCTCACATAGCCTATTTGCATGAAAAATAACCTCTTAAAAGGTAAACAGCATGCCATGATTTTCAGATGCTGGAATCATTTGCTACGTAACTGATTCAATACTGGCTTTGGCTAAATGTTGGTTTGGGGGAAGGCTCCGCGTTGCCGGTGGGTGTGCCAGTGCCGTGGCCCCTCCCGAACCCACCGGAAGGCTGGCTGAAATATAACGGCGCACCCTTCGATAAAAACAGATTTCCGAAATTAGGTGCGGTATATCCGGCTGGCATATTACCCGACTTACGCGGCGAGTTTATTCGCGGCTGGGATGATGGAAGAGGGATCGATAATAGTAGGGCATTACTTAGTTTTCAGGCTGCAACATCTTTCACACAGTATGCTGGTAACTATGACGTAGGCTCCGGTCATGCAATAGGTAATCATGATGGTGTGGTCGATTACAGTCCTGGGTTTTCCAGGTTTCCTTATCCCGGCCCAGCGGTTGGTGATGGTGTTAATCATGTAACACTCAGACCTCGTAACATTTCATTCAACTACATCGTTCGTGCAGTTTAAAACGTTGGTTTGGGAGAAGGTTCGGCATTGCCGGTGGGCGTACCGGTGCCGTGGCCCCTCCCGAACCCGCCAGAAGGCTGGCTGAAATATAACGGCGCACCATTCGATAAAAACAGATTTCCGAAATTAGGTGCAGTATATCCGGCCGGGGTATTACCCGACTTACGCGGTGAGTTTATTCGCGGCTGGGATGATGGCCGGGGAGTGGATGCAGGGAGAATCATATTAGCTCAGCAGGGTGATGCTATTAGAAATATTACAGGTTTCGTGAGTGGTTCTTCTGGCGTTTCGTTTGATAGTTTTTCTGGTGCTTTTTACGATTCGGGGGTAAGAAGCGGTAGAAGGCCTGAGAATACGACTATTGTTGATATGAATGATGATTTTGCTTTTGATGCTTCCCGGGTAGTGCCAACAGCAAATGAAAATCGCCCACGAAATCTTGCATTCAATTACATAGTTCGTGCAGCTTAAATGAAAAGCCGTCTAATGACGGCTTAATCATCTTTATCAAATTGAGGGCGACTCAGGTAGTATCGCAGTTGGAAAATCTGAGGATTTGATGGCATTCAGAGCATCAACATAATCAAGCCACAGGTTAAACTTGCTTGTTTCTGCTTCGCTCATTCGGTTGAGTTGTAGCTTTGAAGGCCAGTTATTTTTGTTAATGACAGTATTGGCCTCATCAATCAGCGTCTGAATTTTCATTTCAAATGCTTGAACATCAGCAGCTCTTTTTGCATCGATATCCGTTATCCACTCAGTACCATTCCAGATATCAAATTCAGTTTCTGGCGCAATTGTGGTGGTATTTTCAGGAAGCTCTCCTAAAAACCGAACAGTGATTTTTTCCCCTGTATCAGTTTTATAAATTTCTGTATCACGGTGATCTTCAACATACTCCCAGCCGTTCAGAGCTTCATTACGACAAATAGCAAAGCCAGCTTTGAATTTGCCGGGTTTATCAGTACAGGAATGGGCAGGCACGCCCACGCCTTCTGCAAGATATTCAACGGTTGATGACAGATACTCACGGGTGATGGAATCATAGTTATAAACGGTGATTTCACCTGCCGATGATGCGATCCCATATGTATTCAAAATAGCTTTACTCATTCTCTTATCCTTCGTACTAGGGCAAGATTCTACTATACTGACCGACCTCACTTATTCTTAATATTGATATTGTTACATAGCCCGCACAATGTAATTAAATGACAGGTTACGTGGGCGCGTTTCATCTCCTGTTGAGTTATTTTCCAGTAAGTAGTAGCCACCAGAACCAGTAAATGTAATTACATGGCTCATATCTTTAATTGGGATGAGATCCGCGTTAGGGCTGCCGCCCAACATGCTCCTGTATCCGTCAGTTATGCTGTAAGCCATCTTTATGTCATGAGTATGCTGCTGTACCGATTGTTCCTGATGACTTAAAATCAACCTCCCACTATCACCCCCTTTACCATCATCCCAGCCGCGAATAAATTCACCGCGTAAGTCGGGTAATACCCCGGCCGGATATACTGCACCTAATTTCGGAAATCTGTTTTTATCGAATGGTGCGCCGTTATATTTCAGCCAGCCTTCTGGCGGGTTCGGGAGGGGCCACGGCACCGGTACGCCCACCGGCAATGCCGAACCTTCTCCCAAACCAAGGTATTGTAGAAGGGCTGAAACACTTTTCCCGCTGAGGTTAGTCAAAGTGGCATCAAGTGGCTGTTTCCCCGCCAGCGCGTTCATCACTGTTGTCGCAAAGTTAGGATCATTCCCCAGCGCAGCCGCCAGTTCATTCAGTGTGTCCAGCGCCTCCGGCGACGAACCAACCAGCCCCGCAACAGCAGATTTCACAAATGCGGTAGTGGCAATCTGCGTATTATTCGTTGACTGAGCTGCAGTAGGAGCCGTTGGCGTTCCGGTCAGGGCCGGACTTGCCAGCGGTGCTTTCAGTGCCAGCGCATTGTTAATGGTGGTACTGAAATTCGGGTCATTATTGATAGCTGATGCAATTTCTTTCAGCGTATCCAGCGTTGCCGGTGCGCCACCAATTAGGGCAAGAATAGCAGCCTGAACAAAGGCGGTGCTGGCAATCAGGGTGCTGTTGTTTCCTGCCGGTGGTGTTGGCGTTTTAGGCATGCCTGTCAGCGTCGGACTGTCTTTTGGTGCATACTGCGAATGGGGATCAACAGCAGCAAGATGCTTTGCCATCAGGTCATCCACATACACCTTAAGCTCCAGCACCTTGTCATCCACATATTTGCGGGTTGCCAGAACCACAGCAGGGTCAATTTTCAGGGTGATGTTATCGGTGCTGCTGGTAATCAGTACCATACGCACGGTCTGCGTGCGTCCGCTGCCCTCCGCCAGCTTCGGCTTGTAGCTCTCCGGGCAGTTTCCCACAGCAATAAGCGCCCCTGTTTCATCAAACAGGCCGACTTCACGAATCCACCACCCTCCCTCATTTTCCGGGATCACCTGCTCGGCAATAATCTGGCTGCTGTTCTGCGGGTCGATATACAGCATATTCAGCGCTGCGCGGCGCTCCTCAGTAACTAATGCGGTCTGTTGCGCGTTGGGTGTGGGCAGCGCACCGCCACCGCTGCCCACCGCCATATGGGTAATTTTCAACGGGACACCGAGCGCGGCGGCGCTTGCCAGTTTCGCCGCGCCGATATCCGTCAGCAGGGTGTAAAATTTTGCGCTCATGGGTTCACTCTCATCGTGTCAATAACATGGACCGCCCCGCCCTCATAAGCGGTGCCGCCGGAAATAATGGTTTCGTTGATATACGGGTAGATCGTGATTTCTTCGCCAGTGTAGGTGGCTGCACCCACAAAATACGGGCCGCCTGTCTGCAGGTTGATGGACATACCAACCAGATGACGGCTGCACGGTTTGGCGTCACCGATCAGGCGCTCCAGCTCCAGATAGGTTTCTTCTGTTATGCCCTGGTCCTGCACGCCAATATCCAGACGGAACGTCCCCGGCGTTTCGCCGGTCTGCCACCACTCAATGATGCGGATCAGGAAGCCAAACGGCTCCACCACGCGCCGCACGGCGCTGGTTGTCCCCTTGTGCTGATGGATATAAAAAGCGTCCTGCACAACGCGGCGCTTGACGCTTTCTGTCCAGCTCTCATCCCAGCGGTCAACAGAAAACGCCCAGGCAAGATAAGGCAGGAATCTGATCGGGCAGGTTGCCGGGTTCCACAAATCACGCAGCGATACCTGCAGATCGGAAATCCCGCTGCAGGTCTGCGCCAGTCTGCGCTCAAGCGGCGACGAACCCGGCGGCAACAGACTATTCATCTGTGCCCCCGTTGGTGACGCTCCACTCTGTACAGGACGCCGCCTGCGTCTTATCCAGCACCACATCCTCCAGCGGGGACAACAGTTCAACACGCTGGACGCCCTCCACGTGCAGCGCGGCATAAATGGCGCTGCGGCGGATATCACGTCCCAGCCGCGTCTGACTGGCGATGTATTTCTGCAGACTGGCTTTTGCTTCTGCCATCACCGGCTCAGCCTCCGGCCCCGGATAAAGGAAGATCGTCGCATCCACGCTGTACGGAATAATTTCAGCGCTGCGCACCGTCAGGCGGTCTGCCACCGGGCGAACCTTTTCACTGTTAAGCGCCTGCTCAACCACCGCCAGCAGGTCAGCCCCTGCCGTACCGTCACCCTCGCGGCTCAGCACGGTAAGCACCACCTCAGCCGGTGCCGGACTGGTTGCGCTGGCATCCGCCACCCGCCCGTCGGCACTTCTGGCGTGGAACTCATAGGCTCCCGTCGGCCCTGCAACTGACAACCCCTCAAATGCTGCAGGAATGCGCTGGCGTAATGCTTCATCACTTTCCATCACTGCGGCGACCGGCGGCACCGCGTCATTATCTGCAGGGACTACCGTCAGGCGCTTCACGTTGCAGTTGCCTGCCAGTTGTTCAAGGTCATTCCCCATGGAATAGGCCACCATGACCGCCTGCGCAGCCTCATTAATTCGCTGACGCAGCAGAATTTCGCGGTAAGTATTTTCCTGCAGCAGTTTGGTGACAGGTTCTGACTCCAGCGCTAACGTGCGCATAACGGCCTCCTGTTCATCTGCCGGATGGAGGGCCACAAAGGCGGCTTTGCGTTCTGCCAGCAATGCCTCAAAGTCCGGCACATCCACAATCTGCGGCGGCGGTAGTCGGGAAAGATCAATGACTGGCATTGTCTGCTCCTGTTGATACGGAAAGGGAAACTAGCGCGCCGTTATTGCTGTGTCCGGTAAGCTCAACCACCATAGAGCCGTCAAAATTGCCGTTGATGGTGATGGAGTCCAATGTAAGGCGCGGCTCCCAGCGGTTCAGCGCCACATAGACCGCAGACATAATCTGCAGGCGCAGCGCCGGGTTCTGCGGCTGGTCAATCAGGGCAGACAGCAGGGAGCCATATTCCCGACGAGCAAGACGGTTGCCCTGCGGCGTCAGCAGAATATCCCGCACCGACTGGCGCAGATGGTCTGTATCTGTAATGGCCTGCCCGTCATTCCTGCTCATACCGATATACAACGTCATACCGGACCTCCTGACGTATCACCACCATACTTAACACCGGTGTGACCGTGTTTATCCACCACGATCCCGTTAGAACTCATCGCGCCGCCGCCCTGGGTGACGCCGCCATTTATCACCACCTCGCTGTTAATGCGCGTGGTGTCAGCCTCCACCACAAACTCACCAGTTTTGAGGGTGATATTGTCTGCCGCCTCGATCACCATGGATTTGATGCCTCTGACGAACCAGCGCCCGGTGGCGGGTTCATACTCAAACCAGCCACCATCTTCATATTCGGTCACATCAGCGCTTTCAGAATCTGAAGGCGGCGGGAACTCATTGGAGTAAATGGCGGGAAGCGCAAAAGCCGTTTCCAGATTTCCGCCTAGGCTGAGCAGCACCACCTGCTCCCCAGGTGACGGACACCACCAGGTGCGAGATTTTCCGGCCCGGTATGTCAGCCAGTTAATCCAGTTGGTTTCAAGGTCGCCCACTTTCACCCGGCACAGCCAGCCGTCCCGGTCCACTTCGGTCACGGTGCCGGTGCGGATCAGATTGGTGATAAGGCGCATGATTTCTGTGAGTTGTGCGTTCATTTCATAAGATTCTCACATTAGAATGAGTTACAAACTTGTGGTCCTTTGTATGGTCTACAGCACAAAAAGGAAGCCTTATGCTTACTGTTGGAATATATGGATTCAATATCACCAAAGTGACTCATTTCTCTTTTGGCACTATGTTTCCGACGTGTAAATCCATCTCAGAAATAATAAAAAAAATGAAATCCCGCGATGAATTACACCTTACAGCATTTCTCGAACTAGATATAAATGACGCCAACGAATGCCGAGATATACTATTTCATCTAACAGCAATATTATCCTTCATTGAACAGCGCCCCGTATCATTTGGCTACTCATTAAGAAAGCATGAAAGCATGGGCAATCTTGATGACGACTACCCTAAACTCATTAACATAGCGTATAGCATTAAGAGCACGGGAATAATAATCAAAGAAGATTATTATTCAAAAAACTCCAGAAGATATTTTATAGAGGCTGCATTAAATAAAATAATCATTGAAAAAGATCGTCACTACTCCACCTTACTTCATAAGAACGTACAGGTCTTTTCCAACCCTCAAAGATACATTGATGTATCATACTACCTTTTATTTTCAGGCTTAGAGTCCATAGCTCGCCAGCGAGAGAATGACCTTAGTAATAACGCACCGTCAGTATTGTACAAATATCTTTCGAAATTTAAATTTGATATAAAACAGCAAGACAACAAAAGACCACCGCGTTCATTGGACATTTATAGTGGTTTAAGGAATGCACTATTCCACAATGGGGAATATCAAACCGCCCCCATGAAAAGAAACGGTACTGAATGCACATTCCTTCTTAAGGATTACTACTCCTATTTCAGGCGTCTAAACAGCCTTGTAATTTTAAAAGAGGCTAATTTTGAAGACGGTAAAATTAATTGGGATTTTGTGAACTACAGACACTATTTTAAATAAGCTAGGCGATCAACCACCGTAACAGCGTGTCGCATGTCAACGCTGCCACCTCATCGTTGATGCCCAGCAGGTGGCGCTCTGCGTAGCGGACCTCCGGGCCTTTACGGCTGACGCGATCGCGCAGGCCGTAGTGGTGAACACGGGCAATGCGCTGCACCTTGCCATCAAACTGCACGCTGGCGGAGTCCGCACTGGCGGTGGTTTTCAGGTATTTTGTGGTGCGAAGCTTTGCAAACATCTGGCGTTTGATGCGTCCCTTCTTGCTGCGGGCTGTCACCCGGCGCGGCTCATAGCCGCTGCCGTCAGGATTACGCTGCAGCCTGATGTTCTGCTGCTGCGTCCGGCGCAACTGTTGCGCAAGTTGCCGCATCATACGGCTGCGCGCGGCAGGCTCCAGATTCGCCAGTAGCGCCGTCAGCCAGTCATCCACCCTCTGCAGTTCATCCACGTTTCACCGTCCACATTTCTTCGGGTTCGTCCGGCTCCGGCACCGCTTCAACGCTTGACACGCTGCCGTCAGTGCTGACCAGCACGCGCTCCGTCAGTTGCAGGTTCAGGCTGATATCGCACACATCGTTGCGCAGAATATCCACTTCAAAGGTGAACAGTTTTTCGCGCAGCTCCGGGTTATTGATGGCATCCGGCTGGTTGTCACTTAGCCACAGCAGCACAGGAGCCATCAGCAGATTCTGGTCGCCGCTGAAATCCTCGATCACCACGTTCAGGGTGTAGCGGTACTCCCATGACATGGAGCTGGCACCGGTTGCCACCAGTGAGCCGTTATCAACGAAAAGGTGCAGCTTGTCCGGGTTGTCGCGGACATAAGCAACCGCTTTATTCAGGGCGCTGCGTAAGGACTGCGGTTTGTTCACTGTCTCGCTCCTGACACGTAATAATCGTGTCCACTTTGTCAGCACAGACCGCCCAGGCGGCCTCGGTTTCATCCAGCACCGCGTTCAGATCGCCGTTACTGCGCGGCGCTGACCTTTCCAGACGGCACTGTGTCACTCTGGGACAGCCACTCACGGTAAGCTGCACCTCCGGCGAGGGCCGGACGCTCCCGCAGCCGGATAATGTCAGCAGGCAAAGGAGTATCAGCCCAGCGGCGCAAATCCTCATTTTCACGTTTCAGTTCCTCGATCCGGTGCTGGCGGCTGCGCAGAAGTGCGGTGGTCTGTTCCGCTGCCGCATAAAGCCGCGCCTGCTCCCGGCTGTTGGTTTCGGTCAGAATGGACAGGCCGATCAGTTGGCTGTTTTTCTTCGTCAGCTCCTGCATTTTGCTTTTCAGCGCCGCGCCCTGCGTTTCGATGGTGTGGCTGGCATTGTTAAGCCGCCATGACTGCCAGCCCAGCGCCGCAAGTACCAGCGCCAGCACTACCGCCAGCGCACGCATCAGGCCGCCATTGGCTCATGAAGCTGCGCGCGGGCAATCTGATACAAAACCAGCGTCAGCAGGTAAAACACCAGGGTGATCACCCATCCAGAAAACGCCAGACACAGAACAATAAGCAGCCTGATTACCCATGTACGCACGGGTTTTACGGGGTGCGCCCTGAATTTCAGCAATGCCGCCCTGGCCTCATCGCGCGCCCGATCTCCGGCGAACCACCCGACAGCGCACAGCGCAGCAAGCAGCCAGGCGAGGAAGCATGACACCCAGACAGACGCACCAACCAGAACCGGCGCACCGCTGCGCGGATAGAGCAGGCTGATAACCAACAGCGCAGCCCATGCCAGCTGGAAAAAAACGCTAATGACTTTCTTTTTCATTCCGTTATGCCCCTTTTAAGCACCAGGCCATTTCCCGCGCGCGGCGGTTGTCCAGCCCCTGATTAAACACACCTTTGACATATACCCAGCGCGGCAGTTGATGGCAGGCATCCGCCCAGCGCCGCTGGTTCAGCAACTTAACCAGCGTGGAGCTGCAGGCGTTGCCGGTGCCCACGTTGAAAGCAAACGACACCACCGCGTCATAGACCTTTTGCGGCACAGTCTGCACCACACACTTTTCCAGCGCCCGCTCCACACGCAGCACGTTGGTGATAAGTCCCTGCGCCGCCTGCCGCTCCGTGATGGTTTTCCCCGGCACCACACCGGAAGTATTGCCGATCCCGTCAGTCCACACGCCCGCACTGCACTGATAAGGCTGCAGGCGGCATCCCTCGTAATCGGCAATCAGTTTCAGCCCCTCGACGGAGGTATGAAGCGACTGGAAACCGGGCAGCGTGGCGGCGATAGCCAGCACCGCCCCGACAAGGCAGCGCTTAACGATTGAAGGATTCATATTCCCCCCGTGAAATTTTGCCATCGCGCAGCAACCTGAAAGACTGGTGTTTGTAGTACCAGTTGATAGCCAGCATCAGCACACCAATCAGCACGCCGCCAACCGTTGATGCATCCTTGAGCGACAGATCGCCCAGCCATGCCAGCAGCACGGCGATGCAGTAAGTTATAAAGGCGCTGATTCGTTCAAGCGTCATAATTCAGTCCCATAGCTGGACGGTCTGCACCGTGGTTGACGCCGAAATGTCCGGCAGCTCCACCTGCAGCCCGTGCGGTAAAAATGGGCCGTACTCAGCCAGCCCCGGATTTGCCTGCAGAACCTGCTCAGTGACACCCTGAGTGCGCCCGTAATGACGCCAGCAAAGCGCGTCCACCGTGTCATACTGATGCGCACGCACTTTCATCAGATAAGCTCCACCGTACAGTGCGGTGCATCCTGCACCCGGCTGATAGCCCATCGGGCATCACGCCACAGATCGCCGCTGGCCTCCGCCAGCTCCTCCCCTCGCTTCACGCCTGACGCCGTGGCGTCATAGTCCTGATAACGCTCATTGAGCACGGCGCGCGCCCAGCAAAAAACGGCGTTGTGGTAGTGCCGGATACGCTCGCTTTTACCGTCCAGCATTTCTGCGGGAACCTCAGCAAGTGTCCGCCAGCCCAGCATCTGCTGACGGTTGCGGAAGTCGAACAGCTCAGCGTTAACCTCAGAAATAGCCGTCAGCACGACCTGCTTTAAACGCGGCTGCGTCACCGTGCCGTCAGTACGCATCACACTGCGAAATTCCGACAGGTCCACATCAGGCCAGAACGGCGTGTTTTTGATGACCTCCGCCTGTTCCGGTGCCTGTTCTGGCGCAACAAACTTCATGCGGCTTTCTCCTGAATAAGTGGGCGGTGGACGGAATTTTGATGTGGCAGTGCCTTTCGCCATCCCGTGCCGCCCGTGCGCGGGGCACGTTCTTTAGCGGCTGTCATTGCGCAGTCTGCGCTCCAGCTGCTGCTTTTCTTTTTTCACACCGCAGCGGGGATCAAGCTGCAGCGCATGGTTAAGGTGATTCAGGGCAGACGCCGGGTTGCTTTCGCTCAGTACAGCACCGATGGCTTTATGCAGGCGCGCCCGCGACTGGTCCGGCATATCCAGATCGGTGGTCAGGTCCAGCGTCTGCAGAAGCAGATCGGCATCAAAACCGGCAGCGGCAAGCAGAGCGCTTTGCGCCGCGTCTGCCATTTCTTCTGCCAGCACGGTCTGCACGTTACGGTTGCCCAGAGGCATCACCCAGCCATGGCGCAGCGCATGGCGCCCGATTTCGAGCGCACCGGCATAATCACCGGCGTCAATACGCCACAGCATCACGTACATCAGCACGTCATCCTGCTGCGCACCTCCGGCAGCCAGCACGCCCTCCGCCCAGGCGGAATATTTCGGCAGCAGTTCCACCTTGATTTCCGCCTTTTTCACCGTGGACTGGACGCCCTTGAGGCGACGGCGGTCTTCTGCCAGCTGCAGCAGCATCAGGTCATAGCCCGACGCATGGCGAACACTGCCGCCTTCACGGGCGGCCTGTTCGGCCTGAATGCGCAGGCGGTGCTGCCGTGCGGGACTCAGGCTCATGCGTTACTCTCCGTTTCCTGATTCTGCGGCTGCTGCAGGTGCGGCTGGCGGGATGAAGTCACCTATTACGATGTTTTCCACCAGTGCCGCGCAGCGGTAGTCCTCGACCACATACGCCTCGTTGACGGATTCAAAGTTTTCAATCCGGTCACGTTTCGGGTTGTCGATGACAGAACGGCGGCGGGTGTCTACCTGCCAGTAGATGGACAGGTTATCCAGTCGGGTGATCAGCAGCGCATTTGCCGGGAAGTAAGGCGCACGAACCGCCTGCAGACCGCCCATGCGCTTCTGGCTGATGATCAGATCGGCTGCAATTTTTTCGCTGTTGTCCTGGTCTTTGTTAACCAGCGGGAAATACTTGTCAGACAGCAGTTCACGTCCGCAGACCACCACCAGATCGTCATCATCCTGATAAACCACGTCGATCAGTTCATTGACCGCATCCATCACCAGCGCGTCCAGATTTTCGTAGCCTCCCTCATCCAGTTTTGAGGCTCCTTTACCCACTTTCACCGCGCCTTTGGTGGTTACGCCATCTTTGGTGGTACTGCCCATGACGCTATCCGGTGCATCTTCACGGATTTTCTGTAACCAGCCCTTATTGACGTCCTGCAGAAGTGGATTTTCAGTACGGTTAGACGTTTTGGCGCGGGCCAGCCCGTTAAAGCCGATCATGATACGGTCCAGCGCCTGACGCTTGATGATGGCGTTACGGATACGCACCTGGAAGTCCTGGAATTTCGCCCACAGGTCCAGTTTTGCGTAGGTCAGCACCGTATCAAAGTTGGTCTGCTCGCATTTGTATTCCACGTCCTCCATCACCATTGGATCGGTCGGCTCACGATCCTGCTTGGTCGTATCCGTTGTCCCGGCAACAGTGCTGCCCACGCCCAGCCCCAGCAACTGACCTGACTGCTCATCGACGGGGGAAATGTTAATGAGCGTCAGGAATGCGGCGGACTGCTGGATCTCATCTTCCAGCGTCTGTTGCACGGACGGCTCCACGGTGAACTTGCTGGACAGTTCCTCAACTTCAACACCGTTCAGGCGCGCCAGTTGCTGCAGGTAAGCGTTAAAGGCAAATTTGGTATTCTTTTTCATCGGGTTTTATGCTCCATCAGCAATTGGTCAGGGTGCCTGCCGGTGCGTCACCGCCCGGCGCGCGCTGGCGGTAATCCTTGCGGCTGTCTTCGCGGCTCAGCTGCTGCTGTAACTCGGCAAAGGCGGTCTGCTGTTCCTGCAGGGAGGACTCCAGCTCAGAAAGGCGCTGGTCCTGTTCGGACAGGGATTTGTCAGTGCGCTCGCTCAGGATCTGCTGCTCAGTAGCGACCAGCTCCACGGCTTTATGCACATCAGAGAATCGCGCATCGTCGGTCTGCTCTTTTTTGGTGAACAGCGCGGTGACGCGGGCAAAGAGGGACGGCTTTTCGTCCTGGGCTTCTTCCAGTTCGATCAGCGTTTCAACCGCTTCCGAAAACAGGTTTTCAGGATTCTGCTTACGGTTTGCCAGCGGGTTATGTGCGGCACTGGCGCTGAAAGCCAGCATTTCGGTGCCAAGGCTCGCAGGATCGTCCGTCGCACCCAGCCCCACAAGGTAGGCTTTGCCGGTGTCGGCAAACTTCGTGCTGACCTCCATGGAGGTGAAAAGCTTCTGGCCTTTTTTCACCAGTTCCACCAGGGCGTCAGTGGGTTCGATATCGGCATAAAGTGCCATCTTGCCCGCCAGTGGGCCGTACTGGATTTCTTCTGCAACCAGCCCCGTCACCCTGCCATAGCGGTTAAACGTGCTGTCCGGCAGATAAGACTTGATGTGCTCCAGGTTAATCAGCGCGGTATAGACCGTCGGGTTGTAGCTGGCAGCCATCTGTACCAGCCATTCACGCTGGATCTCGCGCCCGTCAGTGGTGGCACCTTCCACCCCAATACGGAAACGCTTTGCTTTCACTGTCATGAGCCATGCTCCGTTAGAAATAACTTACTGGAGCCTTATGTTTGCGGCGATGGGGGGAGTGAGACAACGCACTGTATTTGTACGGTAAACCACACAAACCGCAGCCGGGGAAAGCCGCCACCCAAGGCCGTATGTTTGGGCCATGAACACGACACTGACCCCCGCAGACCTCGATCCCCGTCGGCAGGCCATGCTG